GTGTTGTTTGAGTAAGTGTTAGTTTAGAGTCATTGCGGACTATTAGATAGTGTGATATTGAAGGTGACTACTGGGCTTCAGGTTTGTCAGTAATATACCGAAGCAGTTCACGGGCAAACTCAATCTCACCGTAGCCACTCCCATCCTCAAAGGCATCGTCATGACTTTTAAATTCTGAAGGGTTGTAGTCATCACCACACTCATCAACACAGTGCTTGTAGTTTGCACTTTGTTGGATCTTAGAAAGAAGGAGTTCAAGTTTTTGTTTGTCAGTCATCAGTTTTCCTCCTGCGTGGTGGGGCGCATTGCTTCTCGAAGGTTTCCAACAATGTAATCAACGCCTGTTGGCATGAGGTGCAAGTTATCTTTCAACCACTCAACCACCTGCTCCAATTGCCAGTCAGCACCAGCTCGCATACACATGTATTCGTCACAATCCATGGCCCAATCAAGATCTAAATCTTCCTCAATTGCACGGCCAACATCATCAGTCAGTGGGTGTTGGTTGGACATGTTTGTTTGAGTTGTATTCATACTATAGGGGTCAATTGGAGGTGAGTAACTTTAATGTCAATCATATAAGGTCGGTTATATAAGGCTTACTTATAGGCCCTTATCTGTTACTTCTTTACATATTTACCAAGTGGTCTTATTAACTTACTACCTCTATCTCCCTTCTTCCATCTAGTCATAAGTGCTCCATAGGTTATGTTATATCTCTCTGATATTTGCATAAGTGTTAATACCTCTCCATTGATATTACATTTCCTAGTGTTACGCCTATTTCGTATATTAGTGGCCCTATCTATCCACCTGCAGTTCTCCTTGTTATAACCTTTCTCTGTGTCTATTCTGTCCAGCTCATAACCCTCTGGTCGCACTCCCATATCATTTAAGAATGTAGTAAAGTTATGCCACTCATCGCAAACTATAATACCCCTACCTCCATATGCATAATACATCTTATGCTTCTTATATCTACATCTCTCTCTCATGGCTCTCCAACTATTGTAAGTTGGAGTATTAACCATGCCATGGTGATAGTCGCTCATTAGTATAACTTACCTGTCTATACATTATAATACATAAGGGCCCTATATGTCAAGGTAAGCATTGCTCCAGCTGTGAGCTCCGAAGTGGCTTACTCTAAGGCCCCTATGGTATTAGAACTCCAATTCCATAAGTGTTAGTTTAGAGTCATTGCGGACTGTGAATCAAAGCACAGATTTACGTTGACGCTTAATCTGTGAGGGGAGCACGGTGACTGTTACTTTAGTGTGACCATTTGCTTTGAGAGTGTCAATGGTCTGTAGCAGTTGCTGTGTAGAACTCATAAGTCGATTGTGTGGTTACACTATAGGGGTCAATTGGAGGTGAGTAACTTTAATAGACTGTACTTTGAGGGTTTCAGAGTATTTTGGGGGAGGGGGTTGACATTATGAGAAAGGCCTGATATGATACGATCTTACGTAACAACAACTGAAGGGCTTTATAAGACTTAAAGAGATATAAGATCGGCCATTTATAAGGTCAATAACACTAGGGCTGAAGGGCTTTATAACACTTAAGAGACTGATTGGGCGGGTATTTATAAGACATTTAGAACCCTTGCTTAAACTCTTGCTTACATTTATAATTGCCTTTTAATTCAATTTTAATCGTTATTTCGTTTAATTTCAATCATTTATGGCCATTTCTATGTGTTATCAATCAGGATTCGTATCGCTCTTCGTTTACAATCAGATGTCTTATTTGGGTATCATTTTACTTCTTACCTGGTTTGAGCCTTTCCTTCTTGAATACATCTTCCAGTGGTAATCCTCTACTAATTCTCTTCACTGTTCTTCCATAATCGACATCTAATTCTTCACACCATTGTATAAGAGTTTTTGTCATATTCTTGTATGTTACATAGCGATTGTTTGATGTATTATTCATCTGAACTTTAGCTGTTGTCCATCTACAATTCTCTTTATAATATCCCTTGTTATTGTCTATCCTATCCAGTGTCAAGTTATCAGGAACATCGCCCATATCCTCATAAAAGTTTTCAAATACTTTCCACCTTTCACATACAGTAATTGCCCTCTTTTTGTAATGAGGTTTGTTACACCTACTAATCATAGTGTTCCATCTTTTGTATATTTTTGACTTATACATTCCGTGTGTTTTGTGTAGTTCACCATGGTGTTGATTACAACCACAACTCTTCACTCTACCTAGCTTATTTCCTCTTACAATAGTATTATTACCGCACACACATTGGCATTCCCAGTATACACTTTTAGATGGATATAAGACCCTCTGAATGACAGTCAGAGAACCATGTATTTCACCTGTTCTATCTCTAAATCGCATGATAGTTGATACCTATGTCCTTTGCTAATTCTACCATACTACAGTGTGACTTGTCAACTCTTTCCTGCTCTAATTCATGTCTGGATGGTGGACAATCATGAGGACGATATGCATAGATGATACCACTTAACTGATAGGTGAGTTTATCATCCATCCGTGTATTGCGTAGGTGATAGATGTCATAATTCATGAGAAGATATAACCATTAGTGAACTCTTTGGTGACATTGTTATCTTTTACATACCAGGTGCAATTCTTTTGAAAGACACCATCAGTTGTGGGTTCGCAGAACTCATTGATAATTGCATTCAATCTTGACTTAGTAGTGTTTGATTGATAACCACCGTCAAAGATTTCAACATAATCATCACCTACAGTAGCGATCTTGTTACCATGAAGACGTACAATAGAAACATTATCTTCTTCATTGAATGATACTGATGTGTTTGCATTTGACCAGTTCTCAGAGTTGTGAACTGCGGAACACATTTGGGTTTCAATCTTTCTCATGATGGGTGATTGTGTGGGATGCCGTATGGCGGTTACACTATAGGGGTCAATTGGAGGTGAGTAACTTTAATACCGGATAATTGTCCACATAACTTAATTAAAAATCCCCCTGGGTTACTCTTCTTCCAGATCTTTAATCTCTCTTCCTGTGCTGGTAACCAGATCGCTGATGGACATAAGTGTATCGATATTCCATTCCGTTCCGCTGAGAAGATCAGCTATAAGGTTCAGGGCTTCAGAGTCAGTCATGGCTACAACGTGGTTACACTATAGGGGTCAATTGGAGGTGAGTAACTTTAATTCTTAAGAAATCAACTGATTCATTAACTCCTTTGTCAGTTTATTTCGTGGTTCTGAATGTAACTCACCAAACTCTTCATTCAAATACTCATCAACACAAGTTTGATAAAAACTTCTCATCTCTTGACCATGTTTGTTCAAAATGTAATCAACAAGGTCAGGGTAGATTGTGTTAGATAGTTGCTTATAGTCCATTACATATAAAGATGATAGTTTTTTACATAAACTGCTTTTTCCATAATTCTATTTCCCATCAGGTGTGATAGTAGGTTATCCTGACCCGATATGGAAAAAGCAGTTTATAATATCCCGAGATCCCTTGGTATGACTGGGCCGGAGACGCACAAAAAAACCCCGGCAAGAGGGGCAGAGGAGAGAATTAAAAAAACCAGGACAAAAACCCTCCTTTGTTATCATTATCACTGTTGTGTTCTCTTACAATTGTTGGCCAAGTTGCAGTGGAGTTTGGTATCATACCCTCAACAAGTCTCATTGCTTCATCATTATACATCGCCTCGACATTCATGTGGCGAGTTCCAGCTTCTGTCGGTACAGTGTAAGGAACTCGAAAGGTGTAGGTGATTTGTGCCATGATTAAAAAAGAAAAGTGTGTGTGGTAAGGTGTAAATTATCCGCCGTAAACTTCTTCTGCCATTGGTGTGTCTTGTGTTACTTCTTGACGGAGTAGTGCATAACAACGGTCAGCTTCGTCTAACACATCCTCATCCAACTCATCCCACTCAACATACTCATAAGCGCCACGATTTGTTTCGTAGTTACCATCAGCAAAGAGTGGATGATACATTAGAATGATTTGATGATTACCATCAAGAGTGTAAGTACACCCGTTTTTTGTTGATTTGATAAAAGTCATGTCTGATTGCGTGGTTACACTATGGTGGTCAATTGGAGGTGAGTAACTTTATTACCCGACAGAAACCAGTTCTTCAAACCTATCAAGAGTTGCATATCTTACAACTCCATTCTCATCCGTAAGTTGAACCATTGGCCACATAGGTGAATCGGCGAGAAACTTACCACCGGTAATGGTATGAATCATTCCAGTTTTTTCATCTTCTACTTTACAACCGATTGCTTCTTGGACCCAGTTGAGAAATGTCATAATGCTTGTCGTGGTTACACTATGGTGGTCAATTGGAGGTGAGTAACTTTAATATCCGACAAAGGGCCTTACATTGTAATACTGTAACCACCACAGAAATTGTATTACAAATGCCCATAGATTAGCGGGTTGAGGCTGATACTTGAACTGCGGTCATTGTCTTCATTGTTGTTGAATCAATCCACACAATTCTGCGGGTCTTGATGTCTGATGCGATGTTGTAGATCATTTGTCTGATTTACCGTTAGTGAAAGATCCTAGAATTGGCTCTGGGCCACAAAGATTACGTTTAACCTCTGCATATCCAAATTCTTCAGATAGATCACAACAGATACGCCATGCTTGATCTAAATCATTTGTGGTTACATCTTCATATCGAGCGGATGGAACAATGATTCTAAACTCCATTTGAATTGATTGCGTGGTTACACTATAGTGGTCAATTGGAGGTGAGTAACTTTATTTCAGTTCAATACGGTCAATTAAACACATACCGAGTTCATAGAACAAATCCTCATCAACATCACCAAGTTTGGCACGTAATGCATCAGAAACTAAGTCATTCATAAGTTCCATATAACGCTCATCTTCATAGATGTGGTTAATAACATCAGATTTGAGTGCGTCAACAAGTTTAGAGACACAAGTTGCAGAGAGTGACATGATAGTTAAGAGAAATGTTTGATAATGGTTACAAAGAATGCCCCGACGGCAATGTAATAAAAGAATCTAAACAAAAACATCAACGAAGGTATAAAAAACTGCCGTAAGGGTCACAAATGTGAGGATTATCTGCCAGTTGAGTGATAAGATACCTCACACCTTTTGCGGGAGCACGATGTGAACTTGGTTTGTAGCACTCACCAGTATTCTTATCAACAAACATGAAGCAAGAACGACCACGAAGTCTCTCACCATTAGAAATCAAATAAGACCAGACTTTGATATACTTACGACCAACATCATATTCAAATTTAGTGTAAGTAGTCCTTGAAGATTCTATGGCGTTGACTTTCTCACGGTCATTCAGAATTTCTAACAGACATTCAGTCAGATATTCTGCTTTGTATTGTGGTGCGGTGAAAGTCATGAGTTGAATTAGCGTGGTTACACTATAGGGGTCAATTGGAGGTGAGTAACTTTAATCGTTTGGATTTGCGTAGTATTCGTTATCAGTTTTGACATCAGTGAAACATTCTTCTTCATCATCAAAGATGAGATACAAAGTTTCATCATTGTCTTTAACATTCCATTCTGAATGAAGAGACAATAGGTTACGTCCATAATATGTTTTCTTATGTTCTTTCTTTGCCTTCTTATATGCTTTGGCCATAGTCTTCATTTGGTCTTCATACTGGCCAAGAATATCTTCTGCGAGATATTCTGACCTAGCATGATTGTACTCAAATGTTGAACCTTCAGTCTCAAATGTTTCTGTTTGTTTAGGATCAAATTTCATAGTAATGATTACTTACGCAGAGGTGAATTGTTGTATCGAGTAAAGACGGTTACAAGAATGATGGCAGTTGAGATAACACCAACCAAACCTAAAATGGTAACACTGTTACCATATTCAAAAGAGAGAGTTTCAATCATCGGTAAATTGCTTTGAAGAAGAGAATAATGCCACCGACAAACATGATGCCAGTGAGTAACAATGATGTGTTAGTAATGTCCATCAAGCTGCGGCTTCTGTTTTAGCCTTACCTACATTACTAGGTCCAGTCCAAACCATACCATTTTCTTGCCAATATGCAATGAATGCACGACGAAGTTCAAGAAGTTCATCATATCGTGTCTGCTGACTAGAGGTAAACTTAAAGTTCTGAACTTTATAAGTTTTTTGAAGTGATTGAAGTTCTTTAAGTACAGTAGATGAATTGTTCATGATTGTCAAGTGTAGGGGTTACAGTATAGTGGTCAATTGGAGGTGAGTAACTCTATCAAAAACAGAATTGACGGAGTTTTGTGTTAATTGAAGAGGCTGGAATGTCTCTGGCAACTACATATGCCTCCATCTCTTGTTGTATTACCAAATCACTTAATCCTTGCTCATTTAACATTTCATACAACCCCTTCAAACCTTCTAAACTGACTGATGAATTCTTCAGGAATTCAACTAACTTATCCTCAGGAAATAATGTTGTTAGTAAACCATCACCTAATGATTCTGCTGCACAATCTTGTACAACATGATGTGCCTCATGCCTTAACGTATCTAAGTCATTTGCAGTCCAATTCTCTTGCTTACCATGACTCACCATGTTATCTTGACAAATCACAAGTAGACCAATGCCAGGATAATATACGCCATCTCTATCCTCATTACAATGTAACTTTGAATTGACTGCTACAGTCACTCCAACCTCTTGTAACGTTTGATATAATGTCTCATGATCCTCAAATGTATTTTGAGCATGAGCACTACTTGCAGTCAAACCTACTGCAGCCAATGTTGATAGTAATGTAGTAGAGAGAACGTTTTTCATAATAAAAAGTGATGAGTTAGTTGGATGAGTTACAGTGGCGTTCTATGATTCCCGCCAAGTCTTTACTTGCACCTTGTATCGCAGAACGACTATAACCGGTAAAGAATGCATAACCTTTGGCAGGGTCATCCATTGATTCAGGGTATTCTTCCAATGCTTGATTGAGTCGTGAAAGAATACACTCTAGTTCGTATTGAATAGTCATTCTGTAGTTTGAGTTTGAGTGACCTTAGAGACTGCTTACGCCCCCTTAGAATACCCTTACAGGTACCCTTGGTTTTCTTATCTTTTTTGGAGTGATGCTTCCAATTAGGTGTGTTCATCACATGCCGTTCATGAATTCACGAAGTTCAGCATAATACTGTTCTTCAGTATCAAATTGACGACCATGAATAATACATGGAAATGATTTCTTTTGAAACATTGTAGACGTAACTTCTACGTCTTGTTTGTCGTAACCCATTTCGAGCAGGTTTTGGATGTAAGGATTTGAATTGTATGTCATACTATAGTGGTCAATTGGAGGTGAGTAACTTTATTTCCTTCGTTTTCTTAACTTATCTATCAAATTGAGTGCTGATTGACGGTTGCGACATACTTTGACCGGTTGTCCATTATGTATCACCATCAGTTTAGTTGTTGAACCCGCCACAGGTATTGCAACGAGTTCACCATCACCAATTACAATAGGAAATGGCGGTACCTTAGTATCAAGAATGTTTGAATTTGTGTGGTGGAAAGACATAAAAACTCTTTTTTCAATAATTCTATGTGACTGAAGGTGTGTTAGGTCATAAAGGGGTTCGATATGGAAAAATCAATTTATGATACCCCCAAACCCCTTGGTATGACTGGACCGATTACCGGCGAATGCCTTTTTGTATCCTTTGTGAGATTTGCTATGACCATTATACACGTTTATCATACAATTATGATTTAGATTGTGTTCTTCACAATATTCTCTCAAATTGATAACAATAATTGTTTCACCATTGGGTGTGATAAACTGTCTGGTTTTTAGGTTCTTGTTTCGTGTGCCTTCGGATATTCTTTTGAGTGTCTCGGGTGAGTGTTTATTACCATAGTTAGGATTACCTTTACCCTTGAACATTTGTGAGTATTTCTCTTTTTGTTCTTCACTTGGTTTATACCCTCTTGCCAACCTTGTCTCACTTATCCTTTTTCTGGTTTCAGCAGATAATATTTTACCCTTATGTAATCTACTGATTCGTTCTCTTTGTTCTTGTGAAATATCTGAAACACCATCACCACCCATCGTTTTGTTGTGTAATATACCTGTGCCCATATCTTTGCGCCCAAACAACTCAATCATATAAATTTCGTGCTTGTATGCATCAAACTCTAAATCAAAGTGTTTGAGAATGAGTATTCTATCTTGTGACGGTATGCCTATATTATTGTGTTTTGCTAGGGTCCGTGAGTATGCATTACCCACCTTACGTTTCTTACCCTTACCGATATAGTAGGGTGTTCTATCCTCACGCAAATATGCGTAGGTGTAATATTCGTGCATGTGTCTTGGCGAGACTATTATTATTTAGATATTATATCATAAAGTGGGACTTACGTCAAGTAATCCGCCAAGACACTCTTGACTGCCCATATATTATCTACGCACTACGCTTTCGCACATTTCTCCTTTCTCAAATACTATATCAATTGCGCGTTGAAGTGCTCTTTCAGTAGAAACTCCGATGTTATTATAACAGGGAACACAGAGCATACCGCATGTCTTCGATTTACTGCCCACACGAATTACGCGGCCGACAGTCTGTAACATCTCTATCACGTCCATATTACGAAGGAAGATAACTCCTTCCAGTTCGCTGATAGAAATACCTTCTGAAAGTATGGACCTATGCAAAACAACAAACTTTTTGTTTTGGTCTTTACCCCAAGCATTCAAAGTTTCAAAGAACTTCTCCCTAGATACTTTCTTACCGTCAATCACAGAACCCGTTTTACTCGTAATATAGAGGTAAGAATAACCACGCTCAGTCAATTGCTCAGCGAAGTCTGTCATAAAGATATTCTGTAACTGTCGCGTGGTCTTGACACAAACTAAAATCTTTTTGATGTCTAGTTCATCAATAGACGCGAGAACATTGTTACTCTCAAGATAAGGTGTGAGTGACTTTTTGTCAACCTTATCCATCTCAATCACCTTGACTTTAGGTGGTAAGATGTAACCTCCATCAACCAGAGTTGGTGCAGACACACGTGCAATTACTTGACCATAAGTATCAACATCGTTCATTCCATGTTTCTTTGGTGTGACTGAAGTCTTACGGGTAGCAGTAAAGAAATAAGTGCGATCAGCCTTCTTACTGAAATACTCAGTGGGCCCAAAGAAGTTATTCTGACAGGAGTTATGTGCCTCATCAAAGTATATGGTATCTACTGCAATACCACTCTCTTGTACTCTATGAAGAGAATGATATGTGGTAAAGATAATAACATGTTCACGGACTGTTTGACACATATCAACAAACAGTTTGATATGTTCAGACTTTGTAGTGCTGAAGTGTTTTGTGTCACCAGAATGCACATGCAAAACATTAGCATTGGTGATGTGTTCCATATACTCACTGCACAACTGATTGGCCAAGAGTAGTCTAGGAGCCACAACTACAATAGTGCGAGGAACATTTACCTCGAACCGTTTCATTGCATCAGTGATTGCAATCAGCGTCTTCCCGCCTCCTGTCGGGACCAGTATCTGGCCTTTGCTGTTGACATACATTGCGTCACGGGCTTCGTTTTGATGTGGGCGAAGAGTGATCATAAAATTGTGGTGTTATACTATAGGGGTCAATTGGAGGTGAGTAATTCTGTCATTCGAGAATAACGATGGTCTGTTCTCCTTCCTGTCGTACTTCCACCACTCTTTTACCCTCTGCAAGTTGATTGCAGTCGTGGTTGATGAGTGTTTTGTGACGGTGACAGGTCTCACATAGTAACTGACATTTCTGAGCTTCCTCAACAAGGAGCTCAAGTTTTCCTGCCAGTAATGATGTAACATTACATGATTTGGTTTTTCTATCAATATGGTCGAATTGTAGGTTGGTTGTTGTACCACATCCTACACAACAACCACCCAACATGTCAATAACATATTTCTTATGTGTGGCTTTACGTTCGCGTCTCTTTCTGTTTAGTTCGTCTCTATTCTTTATCTCCCACTCACGACGATTGGCCCTCCTGTTCTTTCTTTGTTCAGGAGTTTCGTTATGGTATCTGGCGAGTGTTCTGGCGTAAATCTCCTCTTTTTGTTCAGGAGTTCTGTTACGCCACCATTCGGCCTTTTGTTCAGGAGTATGAGGCATCTTCAATTTGCAGGGGTATTATTATTTATTATTATATCATAGTCTGGGACTTACGTCAATACACCCCTGCAAAGACTGCCCAGTTCTAATTATGAGCCAAACCCATTATGGAAGTTAGCATATGCAAACTCTGCACGTTTGACCAACTTCACTGTACCAAATCTTTCAGAGTGAAATACATAACCTTCACCATCAGTTTCTTTGCCATTAGGAAGATATGACTTTGGTGCGTCATTGATAATCAAACTATCCATCAAATCGTACTTGATGTCAATCACCAACTGATACAGATTGGCAAGGAAAGGACAACCTAGAATGTCAGTCAGTGATGCATCATCAACAAACTGACCAGACTTGATAAGAGCATTGATACCCATCTTGGCTTGATATGCCTCTTTGTCAGTCAGAAATTTGATGTTGTCAGTGTTGATGTTTGGTGCATCATAACCACCGTAGATACGATCAACAGCAGGTTGTACCCACTTGATTACATCACTATTCTCAAATGTTTCTGTGACTGGTTTACAAACTGCATTACACATAATATTATCTTGAGTCAGAAAGACTTGTGTATGTGGTGCAATCACTAGTCTCTGTTCAATAGCCTCAGGAAATACATACGTGAGGGTATTTTGTGTCAGTGTGTCAGTGTGACCGAAACCAAGCCAATCACCCCAGTAAATGTTTTCTGTACGTGGAAGATACTTGAGACAATTAGAGAGAATATCTACAACTTCAATTTGATGACCAAAGTGCTCGAAGATGTCATCAGTGGTATAACATTTACGGTCTTTCTTCTTATTGAATGCCGCTTTTGTCGAGCAAAAGAACTTACCATTGAGTGGGTTTGTGCCCCAAACCAAACTCATACCGTCCATCTTCATAGAGATATGACCCACGTCATAAAGTAAATCAAATACCGATAAATCACCAGTCAAGACAGTATCTTCGGGATGAGAGAGGTGTGTTAATGTCATAATAAAATGGTGGTCTTATACTATAGGAGTCAATTGGAGGTGAGTAACTCTGTAGTCACCTCATGTATGCTCTTGATGTTAGTGGATGCGTTCTTCTTAATATACTTCCTTTTATTGTATCTTGTCTGGTGAAGTATAGCTTTACATATACCATAACTTATATTATTTTCCCTGGCCCATTTAGATAGTTGGTAACACTCAACCTCACTACCATCAATGAACACAATTCGGTAGTGTTTTGCATTAGGATTGTTATTCAAACCCTGTTGTCTAAACTGTTCTTTATTTTCATGAACATTCAGGCGTCCATTTACCCATCCATCAGGTATTGCATCTTCAAATACCATCTTATGGTCAAGTCCGTTATTTACCCATATTTTACCACGAATTGTACTTGGTTTTCCATATCTTGGATTATTTTTACCTTTCATAGAAGGTCTTGGCCCTGAGTTACCTTCACCACCAGGACTTCTGTTTATTAACATACCTGTACCCAAATCTTTACGGCCAAGTACATCTATCAGGTACATTTCGTGCCTATATGCATCAATCTCAGACAGTCCCTGTTTAAGATAGACCCGTCTATCTTTTGGTGGTACAGGTACATTTACATGTTGATTGTTTATTCTATTTTTTCTCCCTTTGCCTATGTAGTAAGGTGTTCCATCTTCGCGAAGATAGGCGTAGGTATAGTAATTCATTCTTCAATTTGCAGGGGTATTATTATTTATTATATCGTAGATTGGGTCTTATGTCAAATACACCCCTGCACATGACTGCCCAATAGTTATGATAGGGCTTTGGCAGCAGCATGAGCCTTGGCGGTCAGTTGCATTGCCTCTTTTTTGTTTGGTTTTCTACCATGTTTCTTCTCAAACTCAGACCTCATTTGAGCCTTGGCATCTTTTCTACTCTGACCTGTTGCTTTATTTCTAGTTGCGTCTCTTTCTTTCCTAGTCATACCACCACCATCAGCATGAGCATACTTTTTACGTGGTTTTGCAGGTTCAGTCTTCTTTGGTTCTGCCTTCTTGGTCTTTAACAACTGGTCTGCTTTCTTTTCAGCATCTTTAGAAGATGTGGTCGTTGTTTTTACTTCACCACCACTCTTTCTGGCCGCAGCTCTTGCCTTGGCTGCAGCTCTTCTATCTGCTTTAATCTTTTCTGCATATGATTGTTTGACTTCTGCAGAACCACGTTCCTGTTGTGGTTGTTGTGTTCTTTGTGAGGTTGTTCTACTTCTATTAGGTTTCTCACCTTGTGGTTTATAATCTACTGGTGCAGTCTTACCACCACCAACTGCCTTAACTCTTGGTTTGGCATCAGGTTTTCTACGATCTGCAGTGCTTCGTTTTGCACGAGGACCACGAACTGTGCCCATTTCAGGGTCATAAACCTCAACCATTCCTCTTTTATATCTTTCTCTGGCACTTACGGTTTTATCTCTAGTTTCTGGTGAATCAAGAGTTCTTGAACCACTCCCTTCAGTAGATTTGGCTTGAGTTTCTTTGAATTTATCTTGACGATCTTTAAGAGCTTGTGCTCTTTCAGATGCAAGTTCTAAAAAAAGTTGTAGGTTCTTCATGCTCTTACTGCAGTTGTGTTTCTAACTCCAACAGATTGACGGAGGTGATAATATAATTATATTTATCACCCCCGATATTATCAGGAGAAGAAGTGGTCAGGCACACTCAAATCTTCTACATATGCTGTCACATTCTCATTACCTTGAATATCCAATAGTTTGTCCCACTGGATATTGTGAGCGTCAAAATCTTCAAATACATCAAGTTCGATCGTAACTCTATACTTGGACTTCTGAGCGTAGGCTAGAGACATGAGGAGAACCTGATTGACTACCCTGTAAGTATAGGGTATTTAGGTCAAGGAGTCAAGGTGTTATGGACAGTGTTCAAACTGTCACACATCAATCTTTAATGTAACCATTCTTAACGAGCCATTCTTTTGTCATTGGAGTAGGAGAATAATCGGTCCACATAGTCCCACGAGCACAAGATTCAAGTGCATCTTGAGTCATACCTTCGGTTTTACCTGCCCAAGTTGCCTCTTTCTCCCATGGTTGTGCCGACACTGGATATGTTCGTTCTACCATTTCTTGCCATAACATAGGAACATCTTCCTCTGGTTTGATAATAGCAATCATACTATTATCAATGGTTCCTGCCATACAATCCTGGGCTGCATGCCACCCTTCATGTCTCATAACTGACATCAATACATCAGGACGATGCATGAATGCTCTGTTCAGAAAGAAATTATTACCTACGGTATGATATACACCACGGTGTCCAACAGGGAAATAACTTTCATCAGCAAGATATACCTGAACATCAATAAGAGTCAATGCATTCAACATACGACTAAATTCTTCTTGAACTGGAGTCCAATCAGAGTTAGGATATTGTTCTTTAATATAACCAATACCCCAGATTGGTTCCACACCTTCAGTACATTCTTCAAGTAACATACAACCCATTGAATCATATGAAAATGGTTCTACTTCAGGTTCATGATGTGCAAATGTATTAATAGTATCTACACCTTCATGAGTATGTTGATGTGGATAAAATTGTGGATGTGCCATTGCAGGTGGCACAACTATCATTGTTAATGCAAGTAACAGTGTCCTAATCTTCATCGTAAATTGAATTTCTCTTTTTTATATATTGTAATTCATTCCACTGATGTTGGTAACATAACAACAATGTGTGATATTTACAATGTTTATGAGTACGGGTTATAGTACAATATGGTTTAGGTTTTGTCCCAAGTTCAATTGTAATATAATCATCTTGTTCGTCTCTATAATATACCCATCCTTCATGAATAGCTGAAGCTTTCTCCCATCTCACATAATCATTCACCTGTGGCACATAATCAGACATAGTAATCAATCAATAGAAGAGGGAATACCGATAGAAGATAAAGTTTCTTGTTGTTTATAATATAGTTTCACATAACAACGCAATGTTTCTTTTAGTTCTCTAATATCATTACAAGTCTCAATGTCTCTTGAAAATGTTTCATATGCAAAAGACCTTGAAGGTGTAGATAATGTTATGGTGTCTGGATTCATGAGAATGCTGCCATGAGTGGATTGAGATTTAACTTCATAGCTGTGTATGGAGTTGTGTCTGATATATTTACTACTTTACCTGGTTTCTTGTGATTGACTGGAGCCATAAAC